GTTCTACACTACACCCGAGGCGCGCGATGCCCAACGCCGAACACCGATTACGGACGGCGAAGGTGAACCATGGATGTGGCGTTACAAGGATTTTGAAGGTTGGTGGCGCAATTCCCATCACAATCGGGTTGACGGTGTGCGCCAATTCGCGCCAACAGAATGGCAGCCAGAGAGCAAGCCGATCTGGTTTACGGAGTTCGGTTGCGCCGCGATCGACAAGGGCACCAATCAGCCCAACAAATTCATCGACCCAAAGTCATCAGAATCCCAACTGCCATATTACTCCAATGGCAACCGCGATGATTTCATTCAGATGCAATACCTTCGCGCGATGACC